GGGAGCAAGGAGAGATATCGCACTCTCTGCGTGTCAATGGCAACCTTTTTGCTTTTCACGGCCCCGGAGATGGTAGCCGAAAACGTCCAGTCGCCGTAAGGCAAGCCCTTAAAGGTTGCCATGCCGTTGGATGCCGCCACCGCCGTTTTTGTGTCATTCCCGCTCTGCGCAGTCACGGTGGCACCGCTGGAGGCCAGCACATAGGTAATGCCGAGGATGCCTGCCAAAATTTTGAACGCATCGTCCGGCGTAGCAGTGGGCGGGAGGCCGATCTGAGCGGCGGTTGCATCTTTCAGCAGGTTGGCCTTGTTCAGAGGCGTTCCCACCCGCTGGAATCCTTCGGTGTTGATGCCATTAAGGTCTATCGGGAATGTACCGGCCTGGAGCATTGCCAGGGCGTCCGCCCAGCTTGTTCCGGCTGGTACTGCACTTTTCAGGAATCGGCTGTTACCAGTCCCTTTTAATACAGAATCAATCATGTTACACCTCCCCGCTGAAAACCTCGCCGCTGGTTATCAGCGTGATTTTCAGCGATTCGATTGTTTTGTCCAGGTTTTGGAATATCGTTTCGATATTGTTCGCCTGGGAATAAGTTAGGTTGGACAGGGATTCGGGAGCCGGTGGTGTATTCTCCGGCAGGATGAACGCCGCACGGATGTTTTTTACATCGCTGATATACTGCGCCGCCTGCTCCGGGGTTGGGATATCACCGTTGGCCCAGTCTGTTTTAGGGGCTACCTCAACAGAGGTACCTGTATCATCCCGTAATCTGTCCCGAAGGTAAGCCACTGCCTGGCCGACACGATTCATGTCGGTATAGTTGTAACTCCCCTTCATCACGGTCAGAAACTCGGTAATTTCCGCTTCCGTTGCGTTTCCGGTGCTGATTTTCTGGGCCAAACTAACAGCTTCGGCAACATCCGACGCTGTGCGATCCGTGATTAGGGCGTCGATGATACTACCGTTTTCTGTAATCGAGAAATACTTTACACCCATTGAATCACCTACCATTCTACAATTACACACCCAGGTTTTCCGTTCTCCCCGGCTGTGCCCTCCGTGGCTCTTGCGGCTACATAGGTATGATACATGCCGGTTTCCTTATCTTTGCGCTGGGCGTATTTACCATTGCGGCCTTGTTTGCCGCCTGCACCGCCGGAACCCTCTAGGCCGGTAATTGTTCCGGCATAGTCTGCGCCTTTCTGGGCGTACACTGCGCCGCTTTGAATGTCCATTAGGCCGGACGCATAGATTTTGCCGTTGGCAGAGGTGAAAACGCCGAACGTAGTAGCGCCGCCCTCGGTGCCTTTTGTGCCGTCATGCCCCTTAGCACCACCAGCGCCGCCAGTACCAGCAGCGCCGCAAGAGTAGGCATAGGACTGGTTCAGCGTTGCGGTAGTTTCGATGATAAACACCTTACCGCCGTCACCGCCGATACCGCCCTCGTTGTCCTTGGGATCGAACGAATCACCCCACAGCATATTTCCGCCGCCGCCGCCCATGCCGCCGTTGCCGCCGCCAATCAGCGTGAGTTTGATTGCACCGGCTTGGGGAGCTGTCCAGGTACCGGAACCAGTCAGGATAACTTTATTCTGATACATGGAATCATTGGGAGACTGCACCAGCTCGGACGGGCTGGAACGCATGACGCCATCTTCTAGGGTAAGCTGTTGTTTGTACAGTCGGGCGGAAATCGTGCTTTTGAATTGCGTATCAACAGCCTGGATATCACCGCACTCACTGGATGGATTACCACGGCTTTTAACGCTGAACGAACGTCCGCCGTACTCGAACAGGCAGGATATAACCGCCTTTCTGGCATCCGCTTCTGTATGAATAAACGGGTTATCCACACTCATGGATACCTCGGATTCGGTGTTATTCCCGGAAAACGTAACTTCGTTGTTGTTGTCCAACTTAAACGTAATATCCGCTATATCATCGTTTGCCGACATTTCCGGGTATTCGTAAATGTTATCTAGGGAAATTCGGTTCCCTTCGTCCTGGGCCAGCTTACCGACGCGCAGGTAGCCGGTCGCGAAATCCTGCCGGGGCCATGCGTTGATTGCCATGCAGAGGAAGCGTAGCATCTCGCCGCATTTTTTATCCTTGATATCGTCCTTCGTGGCTGTAATGGAAATATCCTTTACAGCATCTTCCACGATGTAGTTTGTGCGGAAGTTTGTGCCCAGGCTTGCCATAATAGCCTCTACCCAGCCAGACACTTTCGTTGGTAGGGTTTCCGGGATGATAAAATTTCTTTTGGTTAACGCCCCGATAACATCCACTAAGGACCATTCAACGGTGAGGTCTTGCAGTTTCCAGCCTGCACTCTGCTGGTAGTAGGTACCACCCGGCAACCATTCTACTGTCCCATCCTCTAGGTATAGGCCCAGCTCCACAACGATTCTTTGTCGATCTTCGATAGATGTAAAAATCGTGTTCGGGGCGTAGGGATCGAAACGGTGATCCTTGTTTTCTACCCGAATGTCACAGGTCGAATACGGGATTTTCAGCCCTGAGAAAGTCACCTCTGTCAGGATATCCACAGACTGCAAAACTTTTGTGTCCCATGTTTCATACAGGCCGAACAGAAGGCGCAGAACCCGAACAACGCGGTTAGGCAAGGACCACTTTTTGATAGTCAGCCGTGCCCGTGTGGGATAGTTCACCGTGAATCCGTCAATCACTACGCTGGTATCTCGGTTGTTCGTCACAGCTCTGGTATACAGCAGGTTATCGCCGCTCCAGACGTGGATTTCAAACTCGGTTGGGTATCCGTCCGCCACCTTGCTAGAAAACTGCGTTGTGACGGCCTGTAAAATCTCGATGTTGGATACTGCGATTTCGATGTAGGGATAGGGTTCAGAAAAGCTTCCATCCTGGCCTGATAGGGTCTCCCCTTCCCAACCAACCTGCCCCCTTCTGTCCGCCGGGTCGCTGGGTCGGATGGTAAAACTACCATCCAGTACCCAGCGATTCAGTTCCAGTGTTGCAATGGTATCTGGGCTTTCGTCGTTGCCACGATTCGCCACCTGGGCTGAGTTGGAGATAGGCCCTTCCTCATTGGGAGTGATGCTGTTGATGGTTGCATCTGGATCTACCAAGTCGAACACTGCCCGGACTAACTGTTTCCGCGAATCGGCTACGATAGCGGCATCATATCCTGTGCTGTGTTTAATCATGGCCGTCGATCTCCTCAAATACCAGTTTGTACCCGCCCCAGGTGGGGCCAGCGTCTCCCCAGCGGGTGAGCGTGGGTTGGGGTTGCTCTACCAGATGGAACCACCCCTGCACCAGCTCTTTCCCGCCGGTAGAGGGCAGGAAAAACAATTGATGCCGACGCTTCGCTTTCATGGCCTCTGCAATCCGTTGCATTGTGGCATAGTCGATTGCAGACCATTCCAGTTCCACGTGCCAGATGGTGGCGCGAACCTCTTCGATACGCCGCCCGGAAATCATGCGCTCTGAGACGCCTAACTCTTCCTCATAGGCGGTGTAGTCCCCCTCTTCCAAATCTTCGACTTCGATTCCATCAATAGAGAGGAACATGTTGCCAATATCTTCGTTCATTTTCCCACCCCCTTAATCGCTTACAATGCGTGGGCTTTGGTCTTCCACGGCTCGGATATCATCAATCAGGCCACGGGCAACCTCTTTGCCGTTCAGGTTCAGCACGATTTCCTTACTACGTCCCTGGGCGCTGGATGCCAGCACAATAGCATTTGCCAGCCCAGTCAAGTCTTCGGTTTTCAGCGACGCGGCTTGTGCGGCTTTGTCGTTCACCGTGCCGGTCAACCGTCCGGAAAAACCGGAAACTTCGGCGTTTACTGCACTGGAAACCACGTCGGCAGCGTTGATTCTATCCAGTTCTGCCAGGATGCTGTCAGATACGGATTTTGCTATTGCAATAGCCCGCTCCCCACTGATAGCCAAACCATCGCCGAAAGCGTCCATTGCTTCCTGTCCAGCGGGCTTAAACTCATCCGGTAACTTATCCAGGTATTCGTCATGGATAGCGTCAATTTCCGTCTGGTAGATGGATTGGGCCACCTTTTTAGATGCTGCTTCCTTCTCCTGCCACAAGGCCATATAGTTCTCATACTGGTCATCCGCCATGCCCAACAGGGCATTGGCGTATTTCATGGCCTTTTCTTGGTCCAACCCAAGAACTTCGTCAAGCAGGCTATCAGCAATTCCTCGATCTTTTAGGGCCTGGATGGTATCACCATACTTGTTGATAGCGTCGATACTCTTTTGTAGATTTGTCAACTGGAAGAAATCATCTTCCTCGGTGAATAGATCAACGTCGCTTAACTTGCCCTGCAAACTATCCCGGTTGCTTTCAACAGCGTTCAGTGCTTTTTCGTAGTTGTTCTTGATTTCGTTCAGGGCATCCGCTTGGGATTTCAAGGCTTCCTTCTGAGCCGCTTCCTGCTTTTGGAGCTGTTTCTCATTCCAATCTTCATTCAGCTTGTCGATATCAGCCTGAATTTTTTCCCTGTCCTTGATTTCTGCCTTGGCTAGTTCGTCGTTCTTTTCCTTTAGGTTTTTCTTGTACTCAGCAAGCTCTTTAGCTGCCGCACGTTCATTAGCTGCCGTTTCGATTTTTTCAATCTCATCGTTCAGCTTTTCGACCTCTTTGGAAACGATGTTAGCAACGTTTCTCGCTGCATCACGGGCTAGCTTGATGTTTTCTTTCAAGCCATTCGCAAGGCCCTGAATGATGTTCACACCGTATTCGTAGAACACTTTTGACGGCGAATGGATACCTAAAAGGCTGGTAAAGGCGCTCTTGATTTGCCCAGCAAAGCTTTTGATTTTGCCAATGGCCGCACTAATTTTGCTAGAAATACCATTGATTAGTCCCTGGATGATGTTGGCACCGATGGATTTCAGCTGTCCAGGCAACGAAGAAAGCGTTGATTTGATGTTGTTGCCAACCTGCACCATTTTGGCCCTGGCCTGGGACGCCATCTGAGAACCCCAACTAATCAGGGCGGAAAGAGCACCTGCTAAAGCGCTCTTAATTTTGCCTGGGAGGGTTGAAAAAAATGTGATAGCCGCATTTACAGCGTTGCTTGCCGCCTGCCGCATGTTAGCTGCCGCCTGCGATCCCCAGCTACGGATAGCTGCACCTGCCGCAGTCAGCGCGCTGGTGATTTTGCCAGCGAGATTCTGGAACCATGTAACCACCGCATTAACCGCATTGGTTACGGCGTTCACCATCGTTTGCTTAACGTTGTTGCCCCAGTTGCGGATAGCAGCACCAGCCGCCGTTAAAGCACTGGTAATTTTGCTTGCCAGCCCGGAAAACCATGTAACAACTGCATTGATAGCGTTGGTCACAGCGTTTACCAACGCTTCCTTCGCTGAGGTACCCCAGTTGCGAATAGCTGTCCCCGCCGCTGTCAATGCGTTAAAAATGGCATCCGGTAGATTCTGGAACCAGGTGATTACCGTTTGGATTGCGTTTGGTAAGGTGGTGCTGAAAAATGTAATCAGCGCACCAATTACTTCGATTACGGCAGTGATTACACTTGCTAGGATTTGTAGCTGTGCGCTAATGAGGGTTATAATCGCCGAACCAGCGATTTCAACAAATTTTTGAAAAAATCCACTGATTGCCGCCGTTCGCTCTGGCGTGAAAACCCTCCCCACAGCTTCCCCAAGCGTGGAAAATGCCGATTTCACGCCTTCAATGGGGCCAGAAATCCAGCCTGCAACGTCAGGGAATAGGTTGCTCAGACCATCCAGGATGAGGCTTCCCAAATTGCTAAGAATCCGTCCGATAGTCGGCCCGACGTTTTGAATGACTGTAACAACGCTCTGGACTAGGTTCTGTGTAAGCGCACCAAGGTCTGCGTCTGGGCTTGCCAGCCCGACGAGCCAGTTTTCCCAGGCACCCTTCATAGAGTTTACGCTACCCTCGATGGTGGTAGCTGCTTCCTTCGCCGTGGTGCCAGTGATACCGAGATTGTTTTGCACCGCATGGATAGCCTCGATCATTGTTGCAAATGACACATTATCCAGGCTGCTGATTTTTTCGCCAAGGACGCCCGAATCGTTGATTAGGCGAATCATTTCTGATTGTGTGCCGCCATACAAGTAAGTTCAGTACAGTTTGCAAGGCTGTACCCGCCTTTCGGCTGCTGCATGTTTCCATGCAGGTCAGACTATCTCTTGACCGTTTCCGGCCCCCTGCGCTTCCGCCCGCTTGGGCGTACTCTACTCTGTTCCGGGTTTCCCCGTCATTTCGATAGTCGTTACACGTTCACTATAATTTAGCGTTTCGCACGGTATTGCCCACAGCATTATCCGTTTGGGGTTTCACCGTTTTCACAGGGTTTATACTGGGCAATGGTATGGCACTGTCTACCCAGTTTTAGGTTATCTAACCAAATACACCCTCGGTTTCCCGATATTTATTAGGGGTTTAGACTATATCTTCATCTAAAATCCAGCTTGCACAAGTTGTTTTTATAGCAGTTTTATGGTATAATGCTATAAGAGGTGATAATAATGCAAGTTTGGAAAACCATACCACAATTTTCTAAGTATTCTGCAAGTTCCGACGGGCAGATAAGAAACGATAAAACCGGAAGAATCTTGAAGCAGCACAAGGCTACAAGCGGTTATATGTCTCTCGACCTTGGTCAAAGAAATCCCCAATACGTTCACAGGTTAGTTGCTAGCGCTTTCCTCGATAACCCGGACAATCTGCCACAGGTTGACCACATCGACGGCAACAAAATTAACAACAACGTTGAAAACCTTCGTTGGGTTTCCGTATCCCAAAATTGTTGGAATTTTGGGTATGCGGAACGCATTGAAAACCGAAAGAAGAAGGTTGTTGCCGTTCATTTGGACGGCAGAATCCTGCACTTTGATTCTAGGAATGATGCCGCCGAACACTTTCAGTGTAGCAAGGGACTCATTCATTATGGAAAGCTGTACGTAAAGGGTAGAAAAAAGGGTTGGATTTTTTATTTAGATGGTGCGCACTTCCAACAACGTATCAATAGTTGCCGTACTGGGTGACAAACCCATAGTCGTTTGACGTTCCCACTTCTGGGCTTCGCACAGGATTACCATGCCATTTAGGTTTAGGCTTCCCCTGTTAGCAGATGCATCTCAACGGCCATTTCCTGCCGTATTTTGCACCCACACCGCTGATTAACGTTCACGCACATTCACCGCAAAATCGCTTATGCGGCGGACATTAGATTTATCGTGTAGTTTTGCTTAGCAAAACCTTGGTAGGCGTCCCGTATGCTTTGCATGTCGGTGCCCGTCTTGTTGGCGTTGTCCGACATGTCGGTGATAGCTCGGTTTGCTATCTCTGCCGCTTTGTTTACGTCACCGCCCAGACCAGAAACCAGAGACGCGGCGAACGATGTAGCCGTCTCCATGTACTGGTTGGCAGAAAGCCCGGCTGTTTTGTAGGCGTTAGCGGCGTACTGTTGCATCGTGCCGCTGGCCTCTTTGAATAGGGTATCAATGCCGCCTACATTCTGCTCATAGGAAGCGTAGGCTCCGACGGCCTGTTTGCCGACGTCGATCGTAGCCTCGCCGAGTTTTTTAACGGCTTCAACGGCCAACTCGACGCCCTTGGCAGCGAGATTGCCCATGAAGGTGCCCTTGAAAATCTCGCTGAATTTACTGGCACTGCCACCAGCTTCATCCATCTGGTCCCCGGCATCATCGGCAGCATCGCCTAATCTGTCCAGGTCCTTCTCGGCATCATCCGCTGAATCGCTCAACCTGTCCAAGTCCTCGCGTAGATGGTCCGCGCCGTCCGAGTTTGTGCTAAATGGGTCGTTTCGCAGTTCATCGAACGATGATTCAAGATCATCTAGGTAGGAATCCATATCGTTCAGCGAATTGCCCAGGTTTTGGGCACCATCCGCCGCCGTGGAAAATGGATCGTTGTTCAGTTCATTCAGTGAGGCGTCGATTTCATTAAGATAGGTATCAATATCCCCAAGGGAACCAGAAATACCCTCTGACATGCCCCGCGAAGCGCTGGAAACAGTCTCAAATGAACCAGTGATACCCTTTAGGTTGTTTGCTAATGCTTCAGCAGCAGATGAAACTTGTTTGAACGAGTTTATTACTTCGCTGGCATCACCGTTAATTTCGATGGTAACGGAACCATCAGCCATTTACGTCACCACCTTAATCACCTTTCCCCTTCTGTTTGACGTATTCCTCTGCCTCCTGGTATCTCCTGTTTATCTGCGCTAACAATTCGGCGTCGCGTTCTTCCACCGTCATGTGCTTTTTGCGGTCTACGGTATCCTTGATAGCGTAGATTTCGCGCATTTTCTTGAAATGCTTGCGGCGCGTACGGTCCAGCTTGTTTAAGTCCGCCGTTCGGTACATAATCCGTTGCATAAAATTACTTTCATGTGGCAGGTTGAACAGCAGGCGGCGAAACTCCCACCAATGTAGGTCTGTTTTGGTAAGGTCGATATTGTAGTAAGTAAGAAAAGAGGAAGAGATAGCTTCAGCATCTTGCTCAAAGTCGTATACTCTCCCTCCTCTCTTCTTATCCCCTTGTTTTGGTTCTCCGTCGGCTTGATTGTACCCACGGAAAAAGCCGAGCATGGCATCAACAGCAGCCTTAACATCGGCAGGGACAGAGCCTCGGTAAAAAAGGGATAATAGCCCGGCAACGTCCGGTTTTTCTTCCTTCAATACCTCTAGCTCTATCGCCGCTCCAACGCGGAAGCTAGGGTCTATTGGTACCCGCTTCCCGTTGACTTCAACATGATCCGGTAGCGCTCGAAACGGGTTAGTTCGCATCGGACTTGCGCAGCTTCACCCGCTCGGCGGCTTCTGCGCGGCGTCGTGCCCGTTCCTCTGCGCGTCTCTGCTCCCGGTTGGTGGGGGTGGCGGCAGCGCCGGGCACGGGAAGCCCGTTCGTAATGTCCTTGATGGAAGCCATCTCTTCCGCCACCCGGCGGACGAAATCGCCGTATGCAAACACGATAGCTTTCAGGTTGCTTCTGGGACCGAAGCACTTGTCAGAGGTACCCTCCCCGATAAGGGTATCGAAGAAGTCCCGAACCAGTTCACACATGCCTTTCATGTAGGCAGTGACATCATTGGGCAGTGCTTCAGTTTCCTTCTGCACACGTTCCAGCTCATTGATAAACAACTCCATGTTTACCGTGTCGAAGGTGTCATACTCCACGGCAACGCCGTTGATGTTATAGGTATCCATGCTTAATCCTCCTTATATTCGGTTAAACGTCGGCGGAATAGGTGTACTCGGTGGGGGCGGCAGTTGCCATGATATCCACATCGATCTCAGCGGAAGCGCCTGCCTCGCCGGAACCATCCGAGTTCACGATAACGGCAGCAGTGCCCTTTTCGCCCTTGCCAGTCAGCAGGGAGAAATAGACGTAGGGCACGATAACGGCCTGGCCGGTGCCGAACTTGATAGCGTGAGACAGGGCGTAGTCCTGGAAATCATCGCCAAACATACGATCACCGGTGACGTTGAACGTGCGCTGAGTGGCGGTCTTGGTGGTAACCTTGCCGTTTCGGATGTAGGTCTTGTCTTCACTCTCCGGGTTCAGCTGGGAATCAACGTTAGTGATGCCGCCCTGGACAACCACGTAGTCACCGATTTTACCAGTGGGAGCAGAGGCAATATCAACGGCCAGAACAAAATCGTCGGCGGTGGCAACGCCGGAATAGGAAGGAGACGGCTCCTTGCCCGTCATAAGGGTAGAAAGTTTCATTTTTTCGTTTCCCCTTTCAGTTGGAAAAATAGTCCATAGTCATCAGAATCTGATGATCTTCGGTGTTATCGTCGTATCGGGCGAACATTGCCGCCCTGGTGTTGCAGGTAATTTTAGTTGCCTGTTTCCCATCCCCCAGATAAGGCAATGGGCGGCGGGATACGGCCCAGTCACCAATAGCATCCAGGATTTCATCAGCTTTCAACCGGTCGTTGTTGCTGGACGGTTGCAGGCGATAGATGATTTTGAATTGATACTGCCCCTGATACGCCCCGCGAACGTATTCCTTGGTTTTGTAGGCCCCTTGGATAGTAGAAAGCGCCATACCAGGCTGATCGGAAGGAAGATACTCGAAAGCGATATTAGCAGGCTTATTTTCGTACTGATTCAGCCAAACCAGCAGTTTTCTGGAAATCTGGTCGGTTTCCGCCTTGGATACCATGCGTAATGGTTTATCATCCATTCAATATCGCCTCCTTGTACTTCTTTACCCAGTTCGGCAGATTCATAGCCTTGGAGGCATCAAACCAATGGCTTTGCGCCTGTCCGTGCATTGCCTTGGTGAACACCAAGCTCTTGCCATTTGCCACTTTAGTAGCTCCAGGCCTAGCCCATGGGCTACCGGTATCCGGGTCAACCAATACCTTACCTTCCCACAGAAAACGGGCATACGGGCCAGGGTATACGATGGTATCTCCCTGCACCCTAGCCCGTCCCGCAAGGGAACCTGTAAGAGCTGGGACAAACTGGTCGGTGTCCTTCATGGCTTCGTTTGCCAGAACTTCCTTGGCCCGGTCTGCACGCTGGGCGAACTTGGCGGCGTCAATTTTTACATCAACTTTAACGCTAATCATCAACGCCCACCAACTTCCCAGTGCCGCATTTCATCCGAACCAAAGTCCTTCTCATCTACCGAATTGATTCTGTATACATCGTCATGTGTGCGGTTAATCCACTGGAAATCCTTCTCAGGCTCTACAACCTCACCCTTGACGATGAATGTAGAAACATCGGTAGGCGGTGCAGAATCCAGCGTCCACAGGCCGCTTTTATCGGCGGCGGCATGGTATTCCTTCGGGGATACATACCGCTTGATTTCGGCTGTCTGCCCGTCGTAGGCTTTCACGCTGAACGGGATGTACACCGTCACAGCGTCGGCGTTTTCCATTCCGGAAGAACGGACGTTGGCGGCCTTGGCAGCATCCAGCAAAACACCCTCTAGCACCGTGATATTAGTCACCTGTTCAAATGTAACCTGATCTTCGGTGATGATATACAGGGTGATGGTATGCGGGAACATCGTCACCAGCAGTCACCCCACTTTGCCATCGGGTAGCCGGTAGCCTGCAAAAAGCCAGTGCCTTGCAGGTAGATTAACAACGCGCTTTTTTTGCGTGCTGTTAGCAGTTGCAGGTCTGCCGCGCTCAGAGTTTTGGTACCGTAGCTCCGGGACCATCCCCCCACCGATTCGCTAGAGATGGAACCGGTGGAGGAAAAGGTCAGGGCGTTCAGCCTGTTTTCATCCTGGAAAATTTCGGCCAGTTCGCAGGTAGCCATTTGAACCGCCGTCAAATCGTCACCAGTTGCCGACATAGCTTTCCCACTAGTGGCGGCGTTGATGTAGGCAGTAGCACGAGTAGCAAGGCCGTTGAAATCAGCTTCTTCAATGGCGTTGCCGCCGTATTCGTTCCTGTAAAACTCATAGGTTGCGTAAGCCATTGATTAACTCCTTTCTCAGGCTACCTTGATAACGTAAGTCTCATCCATGCGCTCGAAGGAGGGCAGGACGATTTCGGAGACGGTGGTCTTGGTGTTCACGGGGTCAGAGGTGGTAGTCACCGCAACGGCAATGCCGGTATCAACCAGGGACACATCGGCATCGGTTTTGCCCATCAGAGTGCGTTCCTCAGGGGTGGTGCCGTACCAGGTAGAACCCAGTGCGCCCTCAGGCAGCAGGGTAACCATATCGTCGGGATAGAACTTGTGAGCAGTGCCAGCCTCATCCTTGTACTGCTTGGAGTACACGATGACGGTCACGCCAAGCTCGTTCTGGAACAGCTCATTCACTCGTGCGTCGGTCATAAACACGTTGGCGGTGATGTTCTGGGCCAGCACGGCGGACTTGATCTTAGCGTTGGCTTTCAGGTAGCCCATGGTTTTCTTGCTACACAGCATGATGGTGGGCCGGGTGCCGGTACTGGATTCAACAGAATCCAAGGCGTCCTGAATGTCGCTCATGGGGTTGGCGGTGTCGGTAGCGCTCCACTTCTTGGTTGCGGTGGTGATAGCGTTGTAGTTGTTGGTCTTGTAGCTGCCGTCGGTGTCGTAGTTGTAGGAATACTGCACACCACCGGCTTCCAGGACGATTCTGGGGGAACCGTCGGTAACAGGGGCAAGCAGCTGCATACGCATACGCTCAGCCACGACGCGGGCACCCTCAACCAGGGTGGAAGCATCGTCGTAGATGGAGGACAGGACAGAGGCCAGGTAGGGGTCATTTCCGTCGATGATACGCATGATCTCCTGCTCATCCTCTTCCTTCACCAGCATGGACTCACGGAAAAAGGCCATCTGGGTCTCATCGACTTTGATACCCTCGCGGCTACGCAGGGTAGACTTGGCGTCGAAGTTGGAGGGGGCCAGAGAAACGGGCAGGCCCTTGTGGGACTTGATCCACTTCAAATCCAGGCCCATCTTCTTCTTGGCAGGGAAGAAACCCTCACCCAGATAGGCCATACGGTTAGACGCAGCTTCGGTCTGCTGCACGGCAATAGCGGCAGCGCTGAAAACATCAGAAATGTTCATCTTTTATCCTCCTTCCTTACATGAATACGACGTTCTTCATAGCGGCCTTGGCGGCAGCATCCACGGTAACACCGGAATGTGTCTGCGCCTTGGCGGTGTTGATGTAGCCGCCGATTACGATGGTGCCCTGGGGTCGATCCTCGTAAACGTCACACAGCAGGACGCCGACGGCGGTAGAAGTCTGACTGCCGGATTCGCCGGAAGTCGCGGCTTTCTTGCCATCCGCCGCCATAGGAGTGCCAGCCTTGCAAACGCCGCTGGTAAATGCGGTAGAATCCAGAGTAAGGGCCTTGCCCACATACTCGGAGTTGTACAGGATTTCCACATCCGAAGGTGCGGAAACCTCAGAGTATTTCATGGTACCCAGTGCCATATTTTTCACTCTCCCTTATATTGCGACAGTACGTCGCTGTACGTTTTGTTGTTCTGCGCGGTAGCCGCACCGATGCTTTTTGCAAGAGCGATACCGATGTTTTCAGTACCGTTGTCCTTACCACCCGCGCCGACAGGTCGGCCAAAGGAAGGGGTAGGCTTATCAGATGCAAAAGCGCCGGGGTCAGCCTCGCGCTGTGCTTTCAGGAAATCGTCGAAACCTTCCAGTGCGCCGTCTTTCAGGGTCAGGCCCTTGGCTTTGAGTTCGTCTCGGAACGCCCTCTCGGCGCTCTTGGACGAAAACTTGACGTTTGCGCCGGTGATAGCAGCAGAAGCAGCAGCGGAATAGTCTCGCTCCGCAATCTGCGTCTTGTAGGCTTCCGTGTCTTTGTCGTACTTGGCTTTCAGTTCATCCATCTGGGCTTTGATCTCATCGGCAGAACCGGCGTTCTTTTTCAGCTCTTCCAGGTCTTTGTCCCGGTCGGCAAGCTGGGTTTTTAGGTTTTCGGCGTCCGCCTTGGCAGCTTCGGCCTTGCCTTTCTCCCGTTCAATGTCTTTGCCGTTCTCGGTCAGAACCTTGTCGATGATTTCATCTTCCAAACCAAGTTCTTTCAGATATTCGCGTTTCATTGTTCTCTCCCACGACTACGCTTATTTACGCGGGTTGCATCCGCTGTCGCCCGTAGTTTTACGACGTCGGGGCGGTCAAAAATAAAAAAATAAGCCAAAAACCAACGTTTTAGTTGATTCTTGGCTCAAAGGCTCAGGTTATTTGGGTTTTATTTGCTTTGCTTTGCTTCTTTTTGCTTACGTTTGCTTTTTGTTTGCTTACGTTTGCTTAATTTTGGTTTTGCTTGGTTATTCGGCCCATTTGATTTCACCGTACCAATCGCAACGTCTACCGTTGTTTTTGCCGGTGCATTTTACCAGGACACCGCAGGCTCCCGGCTTTACCGGGTGAATCTTCTTCCCGCATTCGGGGCAACAGAACCAGGTTTGTCCGTTGATGGTTTTAATCATCGTCTTCCTCCGGGTCTGTGCCAAAGTACAGGTTGAAGAACTCTTTCATAGCCTCCACCTGTTCCGGGCTTGTGCCGTCAAACTCAACGGTAGCGACGCGGGTGGCATCCTCTACCTTTTCAGCTACGGTAATCTTCAATATACCACCTTAGTCCTTTCACGCTGCAACGGCAGGTTGGCGGCTTCGCTGAATAGCCTGTATTCACGGTTCAGTAGGCGTATCTTTGCCCTTGCCGCTGTTGCGTCCTTGGCGGCTTCCTCTGTTCCCAGGGCTTCCGCCGCTTTCTGTATGCGCTTTTGCTTCCTGATAGATCGTTCTATCTCCCTTTGCTTTTGGGACGCCTGGTACTGGTCGTATGTGCGGCCCTGGTATTCAAATGGTGGTTGATCTATCTCGCGTAGTTGTTTATCTGTGTAGGTTCTGGATGATACCCCTTCAATATATGGGTAGTAATGGTGTCGGCAGTTCCAACCACCCAGTCCCGGCCCTGTGCCGTAGCCTGTAACCTCCTCAAAGTCCGGGTGCCGCGTATCCTTGGGTTGTCCCGGCTTGTTCCAGGCGTACACCCTGCCTTGCCATGCGGCATGGTTCTCTGGCCCGTTACCTGTGTTTCTTGCGCCGCCATGGGCGGACACTTCGACTAGGTTAGTGTTCAATCGCTCCATGCTCTGCTCTGCATAGCGCTGGCAGGTTTGATTCACCCCAGTCATAACGGCGCGTCGAGCGGCTACATCTGCCTGATCGTAGTGTACCCGCCCATTGGATTCGTAGCGGATAGACGTTAAACCACCGGCGGCAAGCTGCTTTGTGGCGTGGGCTATCGCTTCGTTATAACTGATAGTCCCGGACATAACTTCTGTTTCCGCCATATCCAGCGCCCATTGATAGGCTTTCTTGGGTTCCAACCACTTAACAACCTTGCCGTTGCGTCGGACTGCAAAGCCTATTGATTGAGTTAGGTTTCGCAGTTCATCTTTGGTCTGCCGCCTGATAGCCTCAACGTCCACATCATCAACAATGTGGCGCGGGGCTGTAATATCTGCTGCCGTTGCTAATGTACCGTAGTATTTGCGATTGCGCTCTACTACGCCATCCATGATAGCATCTACCTTGTCCAGGCTGGTTTGCGTAGTCTCCGCAATGGCTGTTGTGATTTCATCCAGTGTTATCCCGTGGGCACGCAGTTCCCGGATATCCTCAACAGTCACCTGGTTCAAGTCCCCGGACACCACCAGCCGCCAGCAGATTTCTTGTAGAAGCCTATCTTCCAGGCCCCGGAATAGCTCGGCGATAGGCTCAGGCAAGGCATCCAGAACAGCGGGACTGAATGGGTACTTCATTATTCAAGTTCCCCTTGCGGCTCATCGACCATTTCCTCCATCCCCGGTAGCATAGCTTTGGCAGTCTCTTCATCCTCACCGAAATGCTTCTGCCGGAACTCATAAGCGTTAAGAATACCAGCAGATACAAGTTGCAGGTCAGCCGCCATTTCTGCGCGGTTGCTCTCAGGATCATCGAGTACACCATCGCCGAAGCTGAGATGCAGCTCATAGTCCCCCTGAGGGGCCAGGGCGTACAGTGTAGCGTATACATCCATCGCATATACCAGATCGTCCAGGGTATCCCCAAACGCCTGCTGAATGTGGCTCTCGGTAATGTACTGCCTCTGCTTGCTGGCCAGGATTTCCGTCGATGTTTTCTCAACACTGGACGGGTCGGAAATTGTTCCATAGGCTAGGCCTGTCTGGAATTCAATCTGTTTCAGAATGTTTTGAAAGCCTCTGTAAATGGCATCATCCCGAAAAGCTGGGCTGAATTCCTTGAAAAAATCCCCATCCTGGGACATAAACGGCCCAAACTCATAGAGCCGATTTCGTCCGAAATCACGGGCGTTCCCGCTGGTGTATTCTGCAAAAATCTTGCGTTCGCCCGATTTGAATTCCCACCACAGTCTATCCCACTGTTCATCTGCATCCTTTACTAGGCCGACGATAGAACCGCCGTACACAGATACACCCAGGCGGCTATCGGTGTCGATGTTGTTCGCAACAGGCGGGGTGAAGAAAGCAAACAGCGGACGTTCTACGCCGTCGAGCGTGGTTTCATCGTCCAAGGTTGCCCAGGCAGGGACCGTATCGAGCGGCACTTCCTCGCCCACTGTTCCGTACTGGTTGGATTTGTGAGCTTTGTTCCGCACAACGTAGGCCGTGCGCTCTCCATCCCTCACAAACTCATGGCTCTCTAGGCGGACATACCATTTACCGGCCAGCTGCACCCGTTCGCGAAATACGCCGCCGGTGCATTTGCCAGCTTCGTCGAAGTTGGTAGGCTGAAATGCCATGATACTAGAAGCATCGACTTTCAACGTGCCGTTGTATACATAAGGCCGAAGGGCTATCCCACCAAGGGCAAGCCCCATCTCTAAGTTTTTCTCAAAGTTCCGGGCGGCATCCTGGAAACACGCATCCAGGAAATCAGCCCGCGCCCCGCCGGTAACTGTGCCATTGAATTCTACCAGCGCAGGTCGTGCCATTTCACGGGCGATAGCGGCAGGCAGGCCGAGCGGGATAATGTCACGTTTGGCCCAGGGCGGTTCATTGATGTACATGGAATACCAGAGATTGATATTCTGTTGCATCGTGGTGCCAACCGCCGTATCTACGCCGAAATCTTTTTTAGCGGCAGCAGTGGGAAACAGCCAGTTTTTCAGATTTCGGAACGTCCTAGCAAAAAAACTTTCCATTAGCGCACCTCCCGCCGCATTATCGTATACGCGAAGTAGCGTATCATATCCATTGCGTGGTCCGATTCTTTAACCACCGCGTCGGTTTCTTTTTTTTCATCCCAGCAGTAGGAACCGAATTCATCAAACGTGTTTTCGCAACTGGCATCGAACAGGATTCTACCAGCTAATAGCAGGCTACCAGTAAGGCGGATACCATCTAACACTGCATTATTGGCATCCATCACAGCAAATTTGCCGCGCCGCCGCAGTGTTTCTTTGAAGGATGCTGCCGACGGGTCGACGATCACCCGCTCTATCTGGTACCCTTCCGCAAATGCTTCCAGATCGTCAGCGTATTCCTCATCCGTTTTCTGGCGCTTCTGCTTTCGCCCATCGTAGTAGTATTCTTTCAGCATAACAGCTTTACCGTTTCGCAGTTGCCACAGCCCCATAGCTGTAGGGTTCAACGTGCCGTAGTCGATGCTGATATAATACACACCACCGGAGTGTTGTTCCGTGGCTATGTGTTTCGCCTTGTCGAACATCGGGTAAACCAGGCCGTCGGCTACGCACCACTCGCCCAGGATATAGCGGCGGTAGAACACGCCTGCATACATGGATTTGTACCGCTGGACGATTTCGGGCGCAAGAGCCGGGTTATCATCCAGAAGAAAGTGCAGATGCAAGGCGTTCTTTTCCCCAGCTTTTTTAATCCATTCTTGGTAGAACCAATGGGAAGGGGGGCCAGGATTGCAGTTAAACCACAGCCTGGAACCGGCGATAGAACACCGGGCAAGCGCCTGCTCCACGAAAGAACGGGGTTGAAGCGCCACTTCGTCCAGCAACACCCCTGCCAGCGTTCGGCCCTGAATCAGCATGAACGAACCTTCATCTTTGCCGCCGAACACCTCAAACACATTTTCGCGTTCACCATCGTTGACTACCATGACTTTGTCCGTGCGTTTCCAGGTGACTTGATACTGACTCGTTACCCAATCCACCTGCATATATGGAATGATGATATTTTTAACGGCGCTGTCCACGCTTTTCCCACAGATAGCGAACCGCTGACCATCATAGCGACGCATGGCATCATCGACAAATGCAATCGTCATTAGGGATGTTTTGCCCGAACGGATAGCTCCATCACAGATCAAGGCGTTATATCCAGTAAACGGGAAAGCCAGGATTTTGCGCTGCTTTTCACTTAGCACAATCATCACCCGTTCTTTCCCGTTCCATGCGTTCTGCATCTTCCAACAACGAACGGGTAAGATCATCAACCTGTTTCTTCCGCTTGCCGTAGCCCTTACCAACGGAAGCATACCGTTTTGCCAGGCTGTCGCCAGCCTTTAGCCGGTCAGCTAGGGAAGCATCCAATCCGAATTGATCTTTTACCCGCCCACGCATTACATCCGAATAGAATTGCATCACTTCTTCAATGCCTGCAATGCGTTCTTTATCCATATTTGCTTGCAAATGTTCCAAATAAGCGGAAACATTAGGATTCTTTAGCACCTCATTTGCGGTAACAGGGGCGCTTCTTTCTGAATATCCAGCTTCAATTGCCGCCTTAGTTTTATTCCCGTATTTCAGGAATAAATCAGCGAATTTCCGCTGTCTTAGCGTTAAGCCAAACTCATCCCTTTTCAAGCGGAATCACCGCCGTAAATCTGGGCCAGTTTCTTCACAATATCGGCTAACTGGTAGCTTTCCATGATGGTGCTGTCCCGCATACGTCCAGCAGCATTTTTCCTCTTTTCAGTAAGCACGAACTTAGTCACCATCCTTCCCGTTTTTTCGGAATACGCCTGCATCTGGTTCAGCTTGATAAACCGTCCCTTTTGGCACAGGGCGGTTTGCAACTTAATTGCAACCTTTCTTAGATTCATCGTTATTCCTCCTACGCCCGTCTCTTCCGAGCTGTCAGGGCGGGTTTCCATCGCCCCAGCATCCGCAAATGCTAACCGCTATTCTGGTAGCAGGCCCCGGTAACTACCCGGATATAGGCTATTGCCAGCCCGCCATATTGCCCCGTCTTTCCGAGGTGCCAGGTGTTTCAAGGGATCACACCACAACCCATCCGGCGGCAGGAGTAGGATTTGAACCTACGCAGGCTATAGCCCATACCGCATTAGCAATGCGGCCTCTTTAACCAAACTTGAGTATCCCGCCGTATGCCTAACCGGAATCCAACCGGGGCCACCAGGTGAGTGATGGAGCTGCTTTTACAGGCCGCAGCTTACCGAAGGAGCATTCCCTATGGAAACAAAAAAAGAGAACCGACAGAGCGGAAAGCCAGCTATCGGCTCCTGCACCGATAGCCAGCATATAGAAAGAACTCCCGGCGCAACTGCCGCATCTAAAACGCTGGTGACACACCCTTGCGTTATCCGGCGGCGTTCTTTCATATATCCCAACCTGCGCGGGTCGTGGCATCCCTACCGTGCCAGATAACAGGACGCTCGCCGCGCTTGGTTAGGTGCTGAAAAACAAAACACAAAATGATGGTAGGAGCAAAGCTTTCACCACCTTTCGTATTTTATTTTTTCCCTTTCGGGATGGTCCTGGGATTCGGGATTGAACCAAATCATACACACCAGCGCCCAGGATATGGAGGGCGGGGCAGGGGTGAAACCCCCGCCCCTATACCAAATAGGAGGGGTGGCTATTACCGCCGCCACCCGGCGGAAGAAGCATGCGGAAGCCCGAAAGGACAAAGACTTCCTTGCTATTATTATACCATATTCTACCGTATCGTTCCACGAAAATCTGTGTTTTTGCCGAATCTTTGGACAATATGTCCATCTGTTAATCAGCATATTTGAAAATCACGCCGTCGATGAACGACTTATTTTTAATTCGTCTGTGCAAGCCGCTTGTGGATAGGTAATTTTCCCGCGCAGCGGCCCTTGCACTGGGATAGAATTTCAGCACCTTACCCCATTTGTCCGTCTTGGCCACAATTCGGCAATTTGGGCTTCTGCGTTTTCTGTTTAGTTCCGCCCTAGTCACAAATTCCAGGTTGTTCACCGCACAGTTTCGATAGTCCCCGTCCTTGTGGCGTAGAATCATGCCCTCACGTTTCCCACCAAGGAATACATCACGCACAACATCTTTTACCCGAATTGTTTTACCAGCAATTTGAATGGTAGTGTTGCCGTTATGCGACTGTTGGCGCATGATTCGTGGATTTTCAGCCCTTTCTCTGGAATGGTCCCAACGTTGTTTTATCCAGCTTCGGATTTCGCCAAAATTAGAAACATCGTACCACCCACTTGTCCCAGGGATAGGCAACCACACTTCTTTCAAATCTGCCCCCCAATTCTATCCAGCAGAGCCACAAGGCCACGAACTTCCAACGGATCAACGCCCGTTTCCTTCTTCATCTTATCCAGGCGATAGGTGATAGTGTGCCGGTGGCAAAATAGTTCCCGCGCCACCTTGCTAATCATCATCCGGTTCTTTTCGAGTGAAAGAAGAACCTTCTTGTCGAAATCATCCATATTATCCTCCCGCTTTTTTCAGCTTCCAGAAATCATTGATAGCATCCCGGACCGGGTCTGTTTTACGTTGTGATCTAGCGTACTCTAGTATCTCCAAATCACGTTCATAATGTTCTTTGCACATCTGCCGTCCTGGTAGCGCTGGGCGTTCGCAGTAACGGCACTCCCCTACTGGTTTCCGTATATACCGTTCTCTGTGTTTTCTGTTGCGCCGCAACCTACATTCATTACAAAACGCCTGCCCTTTGTAGGCCGGTTTGCCGCACGCTGTACATAGCCCTGCCGCTTTTCGCTGCGCGTACAAGGTTTTCATACTTTCCCTGTTGCGCTCTCCCCGTTTTTTCTTTTCATCTTGGGATAGTTTGGCGTTACAGGCGTTGTTTGCCTCTACGCTGATAGATAAGCACTCCAGGCATTTATACCGCCCAGGGGCGGCGCGTTCTTTCATGCAGCGAACGCACAGCCCCCTAGCTTTTGCCCATTCATAACTCTGCTTCTTATACCGCAAATCACGTTGCCTGATTTCCTGTGCTGTCAGGGCCATTATTCAGCGCCTCCGGTTATCAGTTCGGAGTACGGGAGTGTTTCAATCCAGCGGCAGAATTCCCTCCACTCGGTGAGCTTGTGGTTTTTTCTGGCGTGGTAGATGTTAGATAGCACTTCGTAATTGAGCTGCACAGTACGCTTCTGCAAGAAAGAAGAAGGAAGGAACTGGATGATCTTGTACCATGTTCTACGAGCATATTTGTGATCGCCACTATCCTTTAGCACGATATACTCATCTCTTAGGTCGTTGATATGGAATATAATTTCCATGAAGTGTGCGGAGGTGCAGTCACGTCCACATACACCACGATCATCCGCATAAATTTGCGGTGGTCAGTTCCGGCCCTGGCAAGACGCTGCATCAGCTCGAAGTCGTTCTTTCCGACGCAGAAAATGTCTTCTTTGAAGTAGTCCTCGTCTCCGCGTGGACAGCCTCCGTGAACTCCCACACGGCAATCCTCGAAACCGTCCACGCTCTTGCACAGTTGGCTGTCCGACCGTTCCCAGGAGTTCATGGGGTTTCGCATCCCCCGGATAGCGGCTTCCCAGCCAACTACCTCTGTGTGTTCAAACCAGATCATTGGTTCTCCTTTCCAACTTGTGCTTTTTTGCACAGGTTCCTTAGTCTTTGTTTGCTAACTCCCCGGCAATGCTTCCATAGCCGCAGAGGTCGATGTAGTTGTCTGTGTGTTGAGGGTTCGCTTTGGCTCGTGCCACCTTTAACAGGGACATCATCATAGCCACGTCAAAGGGGGCGAAATCGACGCCTTTGTAAGCTGCCCAGAGGTTGGCGATATTCTGGAAACAATCTTCTGGTTCCCCGTACTGGTCGTTTCTCTCTTTGCACACGCATTTTTCAGCGGCATCCAGGATGGTTTTTCGGGTGGTGGGTTTTGCGTTCTGGTATTCCATCGCGTCGACGCACCCATTCCAAGCTCCCTTTGCCTCCAGATCGTTGCGCAAACTAAAAGGCCCCTCATGGTTGCATTTCATACAACGGACAAAATACCGTGTTTCGTCACCTTTGGTTACGGCAACAACTTGAAACTCTTCCCACCGCACACAGGGCAGGGCTTCGTCCTAAATTCCATTATTCCCCCTCCATTTCTTCTATCCGCTTCTTGTGTCTCTCCCATTTCCACACGGAAATATCCGCATTGGGTTCCAAGCCAAGGGCGATAGCACAGGAAATAACATCGGTGTATTCCTCCTCTAGCTTGTTACGATGGTTCAAACCTGAGTTTCCAACAGGGTTATCCCCGCGCAAAACTCTAGCGATTTTAAGCGCGGCATGAGCCAATTCCATGCACTCCTCCGCCAGGGCCTCATAGCAGGCAGCGCCGCCTACCATAGCTGGGAATTGGCTCCAGCAGTTCATTTTTTCCGGGATATTCATTTTGTCCTCCTCTCTAACCGTGTCGATTTTAACACGGTTACACGTTATCCCCATTGCTCTGCCATGGCATTAGCTATGCCGTAGGCCAGCTTTGCCCTGTTTTTCTGCCGTTCCTTCCCTCCTTTCATAAACCACGTTCCAGCACTGTGGCACTCTGCCAATGGTTCCACCATGTTTGTTGGTTTCAGCGGTTCCAGCCCTTTCAGCCACAGAAACGTTTTTTTCTTCCAGGGGTCGCCGAAATAGTAGGGCTGAATAATTTGGGTTGGTTTCGGAAAATCAAACACAGCAGATGGCATCGGGTTTTCTACTGCAATTTTGGGGCAGTCAGTGGCCAGGATGGCCATGAACAACGCCTTGCCGCATAGCCCATCGTAGTAGCGTGGGATGTTTAATTTCCCGCCCTTCCACAGGTGCCGCGCCCCCGCGTTGCTCGTTTTTGTGCAGGGCGGGAACGCTAAAATCATGTCCCACCGCCCATCAATACGGTGCTCTGCACCATCCATCGTGTGGAACGTACAGTCCCCATTCAGCAGAGGCAGGCAATCTCCCATGATATGCCATTCAGGATGCCCCCCAGACGGTTCCTGGATATCGCAGGAATAGGCTTCCCACCCCCTAGCTCTAAACGCGGCTGTGACACGCTGCGATTCTTCACAGGCTACCAGTAGCTTTTTCATGGCTCCACCCCCGGCGGTTCCGGCAGGAGCATCCAGTAATCAGGATCAACAACAATCTCCAGGCCTGGGGAATTGATTTTCCTCGCTACCCAGCAGTTCTGTCCCCGGTAATTGTTACTCAAACACCCAACCAGTTCATAGCCGCTTCCAAAATGTAGTAGCACCATGCGTCGTTTTTCCGGCAACCGTTCTGTCACCGGAATCCATTTGGTTCGTTCCAGCGCCTCCATTCCCATCCGGCAGGCTTCATTCACCGTTTCAATGCTGTCGTAGTGTTCGCGGTGTTCCGGGTTCAGGATTTCAATCGCACGTTCAGTTGTCATTGGTTATCTCCATTTTTGTGCCGCAGTTGGGGCAGTAGGCCGTACAATTCCGGTGGGTCAATTTACAGCTTGAACAACGATACCCGTCAGAAAGGGGTTCATAACAGCCCCATTTCCCCCTCCGTGCCACATTCAGCGCCTCCAGAATAGTCCGATACGCCTCCCTCGCCCCAGGCATGGGAGTGTTGTCTGCGTGGCGCTGGAGCCACGTTCTCGCCTCGTCAATCGTCATCGGAATCCCTCCTTTCTTCCGGCATCTTCCAGTCACAGGGGACAGTGGCGAACAAAGCACAGCACCCCTCGCTATTAACGAAACGGCAACTATCACAATTTGGTTTCTTGTCGCAGTATCCGCGCAACTGCTGGAACGCTCGTTCAATACAACTTCTCATATTTTCCCCTCCATCACACAAAAATTTTTGGTGGCTTTGGCATGTGCATCACCGTAGGCCGCCATAAATGCAGGCACAGGGGATGTAGATTCACATAGTCCGCCTTGGCTGGGTGGTACTCTACCACCATCTCGTCCGTCTTCAGATTCTTCATTCTTCATCACCGCCCAATTTTTGCTTCAGCTCCCTGACTTCCCGTTTCAGAGCCTTAATTTCCGTCTTGTACTGCGCCCAAAGTCGATAGATAAAAGCAGCTGTCTCTCTGTGCATATCATCGACTTCTTTCGCCGATTTTCCCCACGACGACTTCACCAACTTCCGGCAAATCATGTGCATTTTCTCTTTCGTTACCATTCGCTCCCGCCTCTCACGCCCGTTTTGGTGTATTTATTCCCGTGCCGGTCCACATGCTGGGACGGCGCATCTGCGCACGGCCAATGTAGCCGTTCCCACAAGATTTCCTGTGCGCTCCGCGCCCGTTTCGTGGCGCAGCCACTCGGTCCCTTTTCCAGGGCAGCCTGCCGGAGTACATCCTCCGGCAAGCTTTCCATCTCGCGGCGCATCACTGCTCCCCGGCGGGCAGATCCAGCCACCGCCGCCAGCATTTGCAGCAGTCTCCCTCGCCGTCATCCAGGCACTCATCCTTTGGCATGTCCGGGGGACAGGGACCGCAGCCCAGGAGCGCAGCCAGGGCGTCCGCGTCCATCTCGCGCAGGGCGTCCGTGTCCATCTCGCGCAGGGCGTCGGCGTGGGTTTTGGTTGGTTTCTCCCACTGGTCCGCCTCCTGATACAGCCGGGACGGGGTAGCCGCCTTCTGGCCGACGTATTTCCCGGCGTATTCGTCCAGAATCACGCCGCAAATTGTGTGGTAATAGATTTGGCAAATTTCCATGCCGGGGTAGATACGCACCGGCTCGGTGGCCGCCAGCTCCAGCGTCCAGCGCCCCCGGAAGCCGATATCCCCAAAACCTGCTGTAACGTGTACAGCCAGTCCCAGGCGCCCCACGGACGAGCGTCCAACCAGCATGGGGACCAGGTTCCGGGTCTCGGTCCATTCCTCTGTGGACGCGATGTACACCCTTCCGGGCTTCAACACGTAGCCCTCTGGCGGGATAACGATCTCCCGTGTGCGGTTGTCTCGTTTGGGGTCTAACACCGCCTCCGTGTACACCAGCATCCGATCCATCAGACGCAGGTTGTAGCTGTTCGGGCCGAGCTGCTGGTCGTTGTAGGGGTGGATGATGATATCCCCTTTGGACATGCGCCGTCGGATTTCGTTCCCGGACAGAATACCGTATTGGTTGAGCTCATTCATTCATTTTCCTCCTATGCGGGGCTTTGTGCCCCGCGATTGTTAGATTTTAGATTAGATGTCGAAGCCGAAGCACACGCCGTAGTTGAAGCTGGCGTTGGTGTAGGTGCTGCTGCCGACGCTGTCCACGATGCAAAAGGTCGTGGCGTTGGACGCAACCGGGGACGCCAACCAATACGGAAACGGTACACCACTCAGCCGTTTTACGCGGTTTTCCGGCTCCTGGTATCTCGGCAGTTGTTCGCAGTTCTCCGGTTTCCCGTAGCGGTTCTCCCCGAAAACTTCTCTTTCTCGCAGGAGTCGCAGCTTTTCGCCGCAAATTGCAGCCTGCAAATCATCCGGCAACAGCCGGAACAATTTCTCTAGGTACCCGTCCATGGTACCCAGGCATTTCTTCCAGCTGGTGATCCATCCATCATCCATGGAATGGGTGTCCTCCAGCAAATCCCTGGTAAAAAACGTCGCGCACCCGTTTTTTACCTGCTCACAAACCAGCGTCACCCGCTCACCGGTTTTTAACTCGATGTCAATTTCGTCACCGATATCTAGTGGGCTGGAACCGGCATAGACGGCATCCCTCAGCTCCGCCCATGTTGTTATCGTATCGGCGCACTTTCCGATTTTGATCATTGGTTTTCCTCCTTTTTCGCGGGGTCACGGAAATGGTTACTTCTCCCACTCCACGACTTCCACGCCAATTTCACGACGATCCCAAAATTCGTGCGACACACGCCGGAACCATCTAGGGCTATCATCCGGCAAAATCCAGCCCTTCAAAGCATCGACGATCATTTTCCCCAGGACGGCGTGATTATCTACATCAAGCCCATCGTCCCAGTAAAAAATCACCTGCACAGGCGTTTTTACCAGGTTCTTCCGCACTCTAGCCCGTTTTAGAGCCATGATAGTCAGCAGGTGGATATCATCAGCATCACGTTTCCGCTGGTGGTAGTTTTTGCCGGAATAGTAGGCGTTCAGGCTAAATCGCTTGTTCCAGGCCGTCATACCCCGCTTGGTTTCCGGGTAGGGGATGGTAAAAAAAGCCACCCGTCTAGCTTCGTTCACTGCGCCACCTCCTGGAATCGCCGCAACGCTTCCTGCCTCTGCCGTTCCCAGTCTACCGGCGTAGGCGGCGTGTAGGCGGCAGGCTTCTTTTTCGTCCCAGACTGCTGCATCAGGATTTCCCACGTTTTCTCCATGTCGGCCCGAATATCCTCCACCGTCCGCACCCTGGGCGGCAACGCCGCCGGTTTGGGTTCCTCCGGCATCTGAGGCAGGGCGGCGGCAAATGTTCTTGCCAGCGCCTGCACGTCCTTGGGCAGGGCTTCAAAATCTCGCCTGCTCTGAGCTTTGGCCCGAAAACTGCGTTGCAGGTTGGATGCAACCACGGACTGCACGGTTGCCTCATCCATCCGCGCCCACTCTCGCAACTGCTGGGGCGCGTGTACCACGTCCTGGAGAATGGGCGGAAGCTTGGAAAACTCCTCCTCGGCGTTGTAGCTACTGTTCCGCAGCGCCTTGGCGATATACGTCCATGCTTCCTGCTCGGTCATTTCGTCCGGGTTGCTGATTTGCCGAATCCGGCCCTTCACAGCCCCGATATGTGGCGGGAAACCTTTGTCATCCGTCGCAATCAAGGCTTTCACAGCCGCCGCAACGATCTTCACATCGTCCTCTGCAAACATTTCCGCCCAAAGATTTACCATCATCCGCATATCAGGAGTGTTTCTGCCGTTGTAGAAAGCCGGGTAGGCCGTGGTCAGGATATCCATGATGATGCCGGTTTCTTGCCTAGTCATGATACTCCCTCCTCTTCGTCCATCTGCCGGGCCAGGTCTGCCCAACTCTGCCGTTGCGGCTGCTTAGGAGCAGGGCCAGATCTAGCCCCGGAATCGTCGTAATTTCCCTCTAACACTTTTGCCATGTTGGAATCCTTCACCAGCCAATCGAACGTTGCCGACCAGTTGCGGTCATTCCTCCCCCGGAGGAAACTGCTGTTTTCGGCCTTGTGGAACAACTGTCGAAAATCATCCAGCGTATACCCAGCGTTGAACCTGGCCCGAATCGCCTTTTTCCGACTTTCGTTGATAGCCGTACAGCGGGGAAACGACGCGCAGATTTCGTTGTATGCGTCCCGGATGGAATCATAGGGGATTTGAGGTCGGGGAGGGAAGGGCGGCAACGCCTTGGCGGATGCCGCATTTTCTTTTCCCCTTTTCTTTTCTTCTACATCCCCATCTACATCCCCTTCTTCTTCCCCTTCCCCATCGCTTACGGGATTTTGCGTTTTGCTAGGCTTTGCTTCGTTTTGCTTTACATTTGCTTCCGCGTTGCTTCGCTTTGCTTCGCCGCCAACGCGTCCAGCTTGTGCCCGCTTGCGACTGGTATCCAGATTAGGCTTCACCAGTTCAAACAAAGCGCCGATGATGCCGGTTTCTTCCGGGGGGTTCCCGTTCAATGCGTATTCGCAGATAGCCAATAAGAAGTCTGCCTGCATTTCCTTGTCGGGGATTTTTCGCGCCGCATCATAAAAGGAACGAAAAAATTGGAAAGCCGATCTTTCTTCCATCGTTTACCTCCTACTCCTAGAGCCGCCCTATCAGAAGGGCAGCTCTCCATCATCTCCAGTCAGTTCATCGAACTGGTTTTCGGGATAACCCCCGCTCGGCTGGTTGCTTCCGCCGCTCTTCGGCCCACAGAAATGAGCCTGCGACACAATCAACTCCGTCACCTGCCGGTCGTTCCCATCCCGGTCGGTGTAGCCGCGAGTGTTCAACTCGCCCTCTACGATGATTTCCTGTCCCTTGCCGAAATACTTGCAGAGCATCTCGGCGGTGCCGCGCCATGCAACGCAGTTCAGAAACAGTTTGGTTTCCGTTTCCTTGTATTTGCGGCTCCAAGCCACCCGGAACAATGCAACAGCAACGCCGCTCTGAGTGTGTCGAAGTTCGGGCTGGGCCACCAAACGGCCCTGTAAGATCATGTGATTTACCATGATGGTATCTTCCTTTCGTTACAGTCTGTACGGCACAACTTCGTCGTACCGAAGAAGCGTCGGGATTTCCTTCTTTTCCAGAAGGCGGCGCAGTTCGGCGGGGGTGTAATACACTCTAGCGCCGATCTTAATAGGCGTGACCAACCCGCGCTTCCGAATGCAATCAAGCGTTGCGGTGCTGATTCGCAGACAATCAGCCGCTTCCTTCTTAGTCAGCAGCAGGTTTTCCATTGTCCTCCCTCCTTTTCAGATGCCAGACCTTACAGAGTGTTTTATCCAGGACGATACCACCCGGCAGGTGGTACCTCTCAAAAAACTCGTTATCTGGCATAGTGTGGGCCAACTGGTGCATCTCCGGGGACAGAGGTAAAACCTCCATCCCTTCATGCACGATGTCCGTCCTGTCTCGCCCCATAGCCACCCGGTCGATGTGGTGAAGTTGGGCCGGTCTACCGGTGATGCAGCATTTTTTGTGTGCTAGGCAGCTATACAGGTAATCCCCTACATCATCCACTATATCCAGCAGTGGGAATCGTGTCGGAATGTCCCAATCAACGATGAAGCGCACTAGGAAACGCTGGAACCCGCAAACCAAGGACATTGGAGCGTTGCTCAGGCTAAATATATGATTGCCCATATCTTCCGTATCTTCCAGAAGATACTTTAGCTTCATGCGCTCCTTTGTCATATCCTTGCCCTCCCCGGTGTAATCAGCGATTTCGCCGAGAAGGGCGTAACAGGCCTTACGTTGCCTGTCAGATAGTGGCCTGCTATCAATGGGCTGCACCAAGCACTTCTTGTACTGCCGCTTAGTCATTAACTCCCAATCGCGGTAGGGCACCCGAATAACCAGCTCTGCCGTTCGTTCATCGTAATCAACAATACGGCCTTGCAGCACCTCCGTTGGCGTTCTCATCCGGCGCTTTCATCCTGTTGTTCTGCATGTTTCATGCAATCGGAACACAGGCACCGCCCAAATTTTTTCCGGCTGTAGTCAGCCAGGAAATTAGGGCTGAGGAGTTGCCCCTTCTTGGAGAACGTAGCGATAATATCACTGCCGCACTGTTCGCATTTTGGCAGAGTGGTTTGTTCTGCTGGTTCCGGGTTGTTGTACTTCGTCCGGCCAGCTTGCCAGTAAACATCCGCCCCAACACCCAGAGATTTTGCAGCCACGCTGATAGCATCCGTAAGGGCCATTTTGAAGCACTCATCACTGGTGTACATGCCGTTCTTCTCTTTGGTGACAAACATTGAGCCACCGGTTCCAGGAATTCCGGAGCTGATCTCTCCGGTATCCTTATCAACGTAGTACAGCATGATATCAACGAATGCAGCAATCTCGCCACTAGCTCCAGGCTGTAAAATTTTGTTGGTGATTTCGTACCGCCAGCCGATACCACAGGGGCCAAATTGTTCCGTCAATGCCTGAATGCGCCACATGGGATTGATGTCGGTCATACCCTTCAAGCGACCGCCCTTGATGCTTTTCTTGGCGTTTTCCGGCACTTCCCGGAATGCGTTATACAGTTCCATGTTGTCCATCATTTCACCGCCAAACTGCGCCGTTCCACGATCCTAGCACCCGGAACATCTGCACCGGATTTCAGGTAAGCGCCTAAATTGCTCTTGTTGATTTCAGGGGCCTTGTAGCGGATGAACTCATCCTCTCGGCACTCCTTACAGGCCCACTTCAACACAGCATCCAGATCTTCCACCTCTACCGCCTTGGTGTTCCGGAAGGACACCGCGCAGCGAGGGGTGCTAAACTTCTGCCCATCCAAGGCCTCATCAAGTACGGCTTCCAGCCGTGCAACTTTGTTCTCCGCCACCCGGCGGCGTTCGGTGAGGGCCTGGACCTCTGCTTTCAGGCCGCGCACATCGTCCTTCAAGTTCTTCACTAAGCAGGCGATGTTCTCAATCTTCTGGTCCCGCTCCATTTGCAGGCCCATGAGTTCGTCCAGGTTGTTGATCTCGCCGGTCTCCGGGTCGGTTCCGTGGGCGATAGCCGCCAGGATTGCGGCGTCGATCTCAAAAAGCGTCATCTGCCATACCTCCTTCTCGAATCCAGCCTTTAAGCTGCTCGTCGTGCTCGGCGAAATAGCGGTACACTGCGTAGCAGTAATTTCCGATCAGATAGTCGATGAAATCATCGAAATCAGCCGTGATGAACATTTTCGCCTTTTCCAAAGGCAACGAAATGTTGACATTCATCGGAAACGGTTCCCATTTCTGTTCATTGTTTTCCATTTGACAACTCCCGTCCTTTCTGGTATATTATCGGTAGTTTTCTTTTGCTTGCCGCTTACAGGGTGTTCGGCCCCTGTGGGCAGCATTTTCATTTCCCCAGCTTTTCGGCCCATTTCCGCACCCGGTAGACCGTGACGCCGTACTGCCGGGCCAGTTTAGCTTTTGACCACCCAGCCCGAAGCCGGACAGCAAAATAGGGTGGAATCGGGAACTTTTCCCGTGGGTTCTGCAAATACTTGCAGTCATTCGGTCTGCACGTCTCACGTGGGCATTTCAGACAGATTTCAACCAACTCCGGGTTTTCGCCCTTACGGTACGGCCCACGACGTTCAGCGCTACCCGCTTTGGTATCCCGCCATGGCTTCTGAGCGGACACCGTGAATTCGTGCTTCATGGTGCTCACACCAACCGCAGCGGGATACCGGCGTTATGCAGGGCGGCGTTGATGTTCGCCTTGCGCCGGTTGCGGATACGCTTCCGCCGGGCTTCCCGCGCCTTGCGGACTTCCTCATCACGCCGATTCTTGGCGTTCTTTTCCAGCGTGGGGCTGATAGCCCGTACCAGGGCCTCGATATCAGCCCATTCCCGCTCGGTGTTGCGGGTTTTGATTTCCTGTACAGTAGTCATTACTGTTCCCCTTTCATTCCGTTATTGTTTGTCTGCCGGATACAATGGCATCTTCTCCAATCCATGCCTCGCCCGTTATCGTGGTGAAACCGTAGACCTCGGCGTTTCCGCCAACCCAGGCACGCTCCTTGATTTTCGCCCGTTCGTATACCCAGGCGTTTTCACAGACGATAGCATCATCGGAAACACGCGCATAATCAAACACACATGCACCGTCGTATATCCAGCACTTTCCTGCGTGGGGCAGGTTCGCGGTGGATTGAACAAATCCCCCTTTGTCCCATTCCTTTACGTCCCCAAACGATACCGCAGCACGAATGCGATACAGCTTTTTATCGCCGATTCGTTTAACCTCATCGGTCAGCACATATTTCCTTCGCGTTTCCTACACCAACCTTTCAGCAGGCCATCCAACGGGCCAGATTGATGATTGGCACCACATGGTACCGCTTCGCCCGTCCAACGGGTTTCATGGGAAAGTCTCTACTCTCCCGCAAGGTCTGGGGCTTACACCCTACCAGCCGGGCGGCTTCTGCCACCGTGATCGTCTCCCGCTCAGGAAACAGTTCCCGGAGACGGGTCAGATGGTCGTGAAATGTTGCTTTCTCCATCTTCTTTCCCCCTTTCCTTGTTGTAAGCCATGTAGCGGTCGATCTCTCGCAACACTTCGCACAGCACTTGCAGTGCGTACAGCTTACCTTCCGGGTCGGCGTTTTCCAGCCTGGTTTTTGCGCGGGCCAGGTCCTCTTGCAGGACTTTCAGATAGGCCGGGTCAGGTTTCTTCGGCCCGTCGGTATCCTCACCCTTGAACACCAGCCACTTGTCCCGCACAATGAAAGACAGCGTGACTTCCGCATAGCTGTTCTCGGCGTGTTCCCGGATGGTGTAGGCGGTAACGTCCTCGATCTCCGTCCCATCAACCAGGACGGCAACCTTGCCGTTCTCTGGTTTCACTACAAACTTCTTCGCCATGGTATCACCTCCTTTCAGCTGATTTCCTGTCGTTCATCAATGACACCGAGCAGATAATCAATGGAACACCCGAAGATATTTCGCATATTTACAAGCACATCGGACGGAATAGAATTCTCGCCGTTGATATACCGGTTATAAGTTTCCTGGGAGATGCCAAGCATCCGGGACAACTTATACTTTGGAATCCGCTTGCGGCCACGTTCGGCCTCGATGTTCGCCCTCATCTAACCTCTCCCTTCTAGTAAAAATTTGAGTTTCTCAAACTCTGGTTATATCATAGCTGAGATTCTCGAATTTGTCAAGAGGTTTTTCGCAAAAAGTTAGAGAATCTCGAATTTCTTGTTGACATTTCCAAAGCAATGCGCTATTATATAGCTGTCGAAAGAAAGCGAGGATTTCAATATGGAATTCAAAATCAGAGAGGCGCGGGAAGCGGCCAACCTGTCGCAAAGAGAACTCGCAAAACTTCTCGGAATCGCCCCGGCAACACTGCATGGATACGAAACCGGGAAACATGATCCTAAGTCTGACTTACTGGTTCAAATAGCGAGATTTTGCAGAACAAGCGTTGATTTCTTACTTGGCTTCGCTGATGGGAACGAAAAAGATCCTCCCGCCCCGCAATCTGCGAGACAGAAGGACCTTGTAACGAAGGAAGAAGTCGAAACCGTGTTAGTCGGCCTGGGTATCACCAAGCCGGGTGAACACATCACCGACGCTGATCTGGACTTCCTCTCTAGTGTTGTCGTTCTGATTCAAGCATGGTTTAACAATAAGGGCAAGCAG